CAAGCAGTATTTACAGATCAAACAGGAGACATCAATTTCTATAATCCACAGTTAAATATTGGTAATAAGCAGATTGCAAATCTTCTAGTCAATTCCCTTGAAATGAATTCAAGAAAAGTTCGTGTTGGACTAGGAACAACAGTAACAAGTACAAACTTTATCGTTGGTACAACTGTTGGTCAGTTAAACTCAAACGCAACTGGCAATTATGTTGGGGCTGCTGGATCTATCACAGGAAATCTGACAATTACAAACGCTGGTATTGGTTATTCAGATGGTTCATTCAGCAACGTTTCTCTGACAAATGTAACTGGATCTGGTGTTAACGCAACTGCAAATATCACCATTTCCAATAATGTTGCTACAGCTGCAACAATCAATGCTGGTGGATCTGGATATCGTGTTGGTGATGTTCTCAGCGTTTTGAGCCTTAGTGAAAGTACACTTGGATCTAACTTAAGACTCTCCGTTCCACAAATTACTGGCATTAAAGAAATTATTTTAGATAATGTTCAGGGCACATTTGCAACAGGAACTGGAAGCACAATTACTTACGTTGCTTCTGGAATAGGAGTAACAAGTCTGAATGGTGGTGAAGTAACAGTAAGTTATGTTACTGTGGATTCAGAACCATCTGATGGATTACATATCAAGGTAAACCACAAGAACCATGGTATGTACGCTCTGAACAACAATGTTGCTATTTCTGGAGTTTATTCCGATTCAACTCCAACAACATTGAATACTGAATATGCAAAAGAAAGTTCTGGTAATATTGTTCTTACAAATGCAAGCGGATTTGATACATTTGAAAATGTAAGCGTTGCATCTACAAATCCTGGATATATTCAAATTGAAGATGAGATCATTGCCTATGAAGGAGTTGTTGGTAATACACTAACAGGTATCACAAGACAAATTGATCAAACAAAATCATTTACATATGCTGCTGGAACTCCAGTATTTAAATATGAGACAAATGGAATTTCTCTGAGAAGAATTAATAAGACTCACACGCTGCAAGATGTTGGTTTCTCATCAACCAGAACATTTGATTTGGATTATTATTACTTGAAGATTGATACAAGTTCTGCAGGAAACAGTGCAGCTCTTCCACAAGGACAAGTTAATAGAAGTTCTGCAACATCATTCCCACCACTTTATATTGATGAAACTAAGTCTGCAGGTGGTCCTAATGTATACGCCACTCAAAATATCCCATACTCAATAATTAGACCAAATATTCAAATTATGAACTTACTGGCAACAACAGTTTCTGCATCAATCAGAACTGTAACGGGGTCTAGTGTTGATGGTAATGATGAATCTTACACGGATGCTGGTTACGAACCAATCGTATTGACTTCTAATAATTACTTATCTTCACCAAGAATAGTGGCTGCGACAGTAAACGAATCTTCCGCATTAACCACTCTTCCTGGAAACAAATCATTCACAATGAATGTGAAGATGAGTACTATTGATCGTAACGTTTCTCCTGTAATTGACCTTGATAGAGTATCTGCAATCTTTATCAATAATAGAGTTAATAGTCCAATCAGCAACTATGCAACTGATTCAAGAGTATCAACCCTTGCAGACGATCCTTCAGCGTTTGTTTATGCATCAAATCCAATTGCACTTGAAGTTTCAGCATCATCTCTGAAAGTTATTGTAAGTGCATACGTGAACAGAGACAGTGATCTGAGAGCATTATATGCAATTATGAAAGATCCTACAGAGAATCCAATTTACTATCCATTCCCAGGATGGAATAATCTGAATAGTCTTGGTAATGTAATTGATGTTGCCAATAATGATGGTCTCTCAGACATTAAGGTTGCCAAAACTGACAATCTTGCTAACCTGAGTCAGAACCTTGACTATAAGGAATATACATTCACTGTAAATAACTTGACTGATTTTAGATACTTTACAATCAAACTTATTGGATCATCATCGGATATGGCTCATCCACCTAGATTAAAAGATCTGAGGGTCATTGCTCTTGCGTGATTATGAATACAAAATTTTCTAAAGTTGAAGGTTATACTAGCCTAGTTCGTGATAATTCTACGAATGCTATCCTAAACACCAATATGAGTGACTATCAAAATTATAAAAATTTAAAACAAGTAAAAGAGTCTGAGAATCAAAAACTTCAAAGACTCGAAGATGATATGAATAGATTAAAAGATGATATTGGTGAAATTAAAAATCTTCTGAAGGCATTGACTTATGAATCCAAATAGTATTAAACTTACAGATTTAAATAAATCTTTTGAATATGAAAGGGTTGCTCGTAATATAGATAGTATAAGTGATATTGATGAATTAAAAAATGTAGCTAAATCGTTTTTAAAATTATATCTTAAGCAAGCAGAAGTTTTATCTGAACTCACATGGCCCAACCCAGCACAAGACAAGAACTGATTGATTATTGCAAAAGAAAACTGGGTCATCCAGTTTTAGAAATTAATGTTGCTGATGAGCAAATTGAAGATCTTGTTGATGATGCAGTTCAGTATTTCCAAGAAAGACACTTTGATGGTGTCTATCAAACTTACATGAAGTATCAGATTACTCAAGATGATATTAATAGAGGAAGAGCAAGAGGAGGATCTGCAGGTGGCGTTGGTATAACTACAACAACAGTCAATGAAACTGTTGGACTTACTACTTCATTTGGATTTGAAGAAAATGGTAACTATTTGCCAGTTCCGCCATCGGTGATTGGAGTTAATAAAATCTACAAGTTTGATGGGACAAATAGTATTTCCCATAACATGTTCAGTGTTAAGTATCAGTTATTCTTAAATGATATTTACTATTGGGGCTCAACTGAACTGTTAACATATGCGATGGTTAAGACATATCTTGAAGATATTGATTTTCTTTTGACTACAGAAAAACAAATTAGATTTAATAAAAGACAAGATAGACTTTATATTGACATTGATTGGGGAAGTGCGGCTGTAGGAAACTATATTATCATTGATTGTTTCCGAACACTGGATCCAAATGACTATTCAAGAGTTTGGAATGATTCATTCCTTAAGCCATACTTGACTGCATTGATCAAACGTCAGTGGGGTCAAAATATGATGAAATTTACTGGTGTTAAACTTCCTGGTGGTGTTGAACTGAACGGAAGACAAATGTATGATGATGGCCAAAAAGAAATAGATCTCATTATGGAGAGAATGTCTAATACTTATGAGTTACCACCATTAGACATGATCGGATAATATGCTTAATCCATTTTTTCTTCAAGGATCAAAAACAGAGCAATCGTTAATCCAAGATCTGATTAACGAACAACTTCGCATGTACGGAGTTGAAATTTACTATATTCCAAGAAAATATATTACTAAAAAAAGTATTATAAAAGAAGTTATTGAATCAACTTTTAATAATACATATCCAATCGAAGCTTATGTAAATACTTATGATGGATATGAAGGCCAAGGGACAATACTTTCTAAGTTTGGTATACAACCATTAACGGATTTGACAATTACTATTTCAAAAGAAAGATTTGAGACTTATATAACTCCTTTAGCTCAAGGTCTTTCAAATATTGAATTAATTAGTAGACCAAAAGAGGGAGATTTAATATATTTTCCTTTGGGTGATAGATTATTTGAAATTAAATTTGTTGAGCATGAACAACCATTTTATCAATTACAAAAAACCTATGTCTATGAATTAAAATGTGAACTCTTTAGATATGAAGATGAAGAGATTAATACTAGCATTGATGAAATTGATGATAATATTTTAACTGCTGGATATATACAAACTTTACAATTAGTTGGAGTTGGAACAACTGCAACGGCAATTACAGGAATATTGAATGGTTCTGTAAGATTAATTACAGTGACAAATAGAGGACGTGGATATACATCGCTTCCACAAGTAGCAATTTCTTCTGCACCATCTGGTGGATTGACAGCAGTAGGTATTGCCACATTTATTGATAACATTGTTGATTGTAATGGTACAACATCAACTAAAATTCAGGGGGTTGAACTTATAAATCCAGGCTATGGATATACAGTTGCTCCAGGAGTTGTATTTGTTGGTGGAGGTGGTGCTGGAGCAGCTGCAACTGCATCAATAGCAAATGGTGTTGTTGGAGTTATTACTGTTACAAGCGGTGGTGGTGGATATGCAACTCCACCAATCGTAACAATTCCTGCTGCTCCAGGTGGTGGCATCAATGCTGTTGCAAGAGCATATATCAATACTGTCGGTGTCGTGACTGCAATTAGAATCATAAATGCTGGTGCTGGATATACGACCGCACCATCTATTACGGTTGCATCTCCAACTTCTTCTGGAATCGGAACTTATATTTCTGGAGAAACCGTAACTGGAAGTATTAGTGGAACAACTGCCTTAGTGAAGTCTTGGGATGCTCCAACTGGAAAACTCAACGTATATAAAATCAATGGCAATTTTGTAAATGGAGATGTAATTGTAGGATCCGCATCCACTGCATCTTATAAACTAAGAACATATTCAACAGATAATTTAGTTGATCCATATGCTCAAAATGATGTTATTGAGTCCGAAGCCAACGTAATAGTTGATTTTTCTGAGAAAAATCCATTC